TTATATAATAAAAAAATATAACATATCATTAATTCGATCGCGTATGTATTCGATCGCGTATGTATTCGATCGTGTCGGTATCCGACTTACTCTACCTATATTACAAATACATATTTAGAGCACTTTTGCTTAGACCATTTTCGTCCTTCTTAATAAGATTACTCACTATATCATTTGTAACTGTAAATGGGAATTCAACAGTAAGCGTATTGTCCTTTTCAAATAGAGTAGTCCCGGGTTTTACAAGGCGATACAAGTTCAGTTTCTTGTAAATGATTTCAATACAACGCTTCAAATTTCGAACACCATCCTCCTTCTCAGTATATGTATCAATAATGTAATTCAATGTCGAATCAGGAATAATAATATCGCCTTCCTTGAAATTGACCTCATATCGAATCTTCGGAATCAAATATTGTTTCGCAATGACAATCTTGTCCTTTACTTGATACCCAGTCGTCTTAATCTTATACATTCTATCAAGCAAAATCGGATTCACCTTAAAGGGATCATTGTAGCTAAAGATGAAGAGACATTTACTAATGTCGAAATCGATCTCAGCGAAATACTTGTCGTGGAATTGTGAGTTCTGCGAGGTGTCCGTCAAGTGTGTCAGAATGCCAATAATCTCCTCTCCTTTAGGCGTTTCACTAATTTTGTCCAACTCGTCAAAGTAAATCACCGGATTCATAGACTTGGAGCGTATCAAAATATCCACAATCTTGCCCCAAGTGCTGCCCTCATATGTATACGAATGCCCCTCCAAATAACTACTATCCGTGGCACCCCCTAACGGCACAAATGCGAATTCACGGTTTAAAATCTTACTGATTCCCTCTTTCACAAGACTGGTATTATGAGTTACAGTAAAATCCCCCAATAGATATTTGTGATTGTTATCCAATTCGAATCCGTAGTATTTTCCCCATCCGCGCGGTTCTATTTTAATACTCATAACCATACTATCTTTGTCGATGACGCGATCTGTTTTAACCATTTTCCGAGGACACTTTACGGGAATGGAAGATAGCTTGTCTCCTGATAAATGTATTCTATAATAGGTTCCAGTCCTTTTTTCACCTTTATACATACAAGACTTTTCACATTTGTGCATATTTGCTGAAAACCCTAGCGATCTAGCCAAGAATAATATATCATCGGCTAATACTTTATTTTTTTGAATAATATCATACCCTTTAGAGTTATCGCAATAAGAACCATCAGTGTCAATAATTCCGGCAAGAAGTTCCAGGCGCGTTTTTCTATCGTTGATTTTGTAATCATCAGGAATGTGTTTATTGCGAATCAACTTATAATCTTTTAATACTTGTAAGAATTTATTTTTGTTATTTCGGGTATCGTGCTGATGCATATCATATGAAATACCATACGTATATTCCGATCTGTGAACCAAATTCAAATTATATTTTTTAAGTTCCTTTCTCAAATAGTGTAAAATTGTAGCATCCTGGTTTGTAATTTCCGATTTGCTAGAAGTGCCATCCCCCAACCAAACACCAATAATATATGGGTCAAATGGTACCTTTTTGCTAGAGAACTCCGCCCCACGCTTGTATCCCTTCAAATTTGTACTAATATATTTGGGTAATGCCAGTAACTTTTTCACAGGAATTTCAACATAATCGTGCTCTTGTTTCATATCATTTAAATATCGCGTTGCTTCTTCCAAATCGCTAAAGCGTTTGCTGTGTTGTTTGTAATCATTTTTATCGAAGTAACATACTTTGTATCTATTGTCTCCAGACGTCGTCTTTAATGTCTTTATATAATTCATACCCGATTGTTTTAGACACATTATATGTTCCGAATTAACACCATACTTTTCTCCATTTGAATGAATAATATCAAACATATTATCTTCACCTCTTCCAAGCGAAACAACATTTCTACATTTTGAATCATCCCCCATCACTTTGTCACCAACAACAATATCTTGAACCATTTTAATAGAGCCATCATACATCAGAATACTTGTATCATATGAATGACATTTGCCCGTCCCCATAGGTCCGTTAATCGCAATAGCTGTTCCCATTGCCGTAGGGTTCGAAATCCATTGACCCAACATTTGCATGATCTGCATCTTGGCGTCGTTAAGACCATATACCGCACCATCAAGCTTTGATTTTGCGTCTTCCATAAAGTCGTGGCATTTTTCGATTCCGTCCGAGATGGTGAGAGGTAAATTTGAATATGTGCCAAACGGAATCTGCATAAAAGTATCCACCCAATTTTTAATCTTATAGTATTCGCCGGCACCAGGCTCCATGTATCTCAGATTCGTGATCTTCTTCAATGCGATCGCCTTGAACGACTGCGGGATATCAGATTGGAGTAGAGCGAGGCGATATGGCTTGTCGGTAATCGTAAGCTTGTTTAATTTCTCCAGTTCATCAATAACCGACGTCTGCTCCTCAGTTGAAAGATTATCCTTAAAATACTTCAGATCATTTGTCGAGTTCTTCTTTCGCAGTAATTTTTTAAACGACTTGAGATGGTGGCGCTTCTGCGTTCTCAACTTCTTTTCCTCTCTTTCCTTGTATTCCTTTTCCTTATTCAACATTATATTCAGGGTTTCGTGAGCAATTCTGTCGTGTTTGTTGAACTTCAAAATGTCCTCCATCTGCTTCTTGATTGTCTGTATCGTCTCAAGGGATTCGGGAGACATTTCGGGATAATTGGGTGACTTCGCTTCCATGGATGCGGACGCTTTGTCCTTTCTCGACTTGCCGCGCGCAGATGTGGATATAGAGGTGGGTGTATACGCCGGCAAGTGATTTCTCTTTTTGTGTTTAGAATCTGAACCGGAACTTATGAATGGTTTTCCGCACACCTTACTTTCGTAAATTTCTTCTTCGTCATCATACTCGGATTCTTCGTCCTCATCGGAATCATATTCAGAATCATACTCTGGATCATAATCCGAGTCATCGTCATCGCCACTATCCTCATCATCGTAACTTTCATCGTCAGTATTCCATTGACTTTCGTCATCGGCGTAGTCACCATTGCCTCCACTTCCGCCTCCACCTCCGCCTCCGCCTCCGCATCTATTACTCTTATGCTTGTCACTTACAAGATTAATCACAATATTGAATTTACCATTTTTCAATTGCTCTTTGGCAAATTCGTCGAAACCGGACGAATATTCACCATCACCCGACTCATCGTCAGAACAAGTGGTGCTTGTGCTGGATGTAGAAGCTTCCGAATTATTGTCTTCGTCAGATGAAGGAGTAGGATCGTCTGCGTGTTTCTTCTTTGACTTTTCATTTATTTTATTTTCAACCTTTTGTTCTTGTGCTGCCCTGGTTGCACTTCTTGTAATCTTCTTATTTTCATCTGGCTTAGTTGATGTAGTAGTTGTAGATTTTTTGTCCCTTTTACAAGCAACCGCGTCTGTGGCGGCGACGGCAGATGAAGGGGTCTTATTTTTTTCAAGCGCGTTTACGCGATTTGTCATATATTTAGAAGGAAACATACCAGCAAGCATTTTTCGATATTCTTGAATATCAAATTCTTTATTTGATAGTTGCTGTTTATGCTGCTGCCGCTGCTGTTCGGACTCAATATTTCCATCTTCACTATCGCTATTGTTTTTGCTGGGGTCAAGGTCGGTATCAGAATCGGAATCCTTATGGTTTGATTTTTTATATTTTTTGTCATTTTTTTCTTTTTTTGAATTATCCTTCTTAGAATCATCTTTTTTAGCATTTTTCATCTTTTGAATAAATGATGGCATTGTTTCTTTATATCTGTGTTGGAATATTATGTCGCTAGGCTGTATCTTGTATCTTGTATATTATATATTTATCTTTTTATATCCTTCAATTTTAACATTAACAAAAATATGACGAACAATACCAAATAAATTAAAAAAACGAATAATATAAAATTATAAATGATTATATATTGTTATATATGTAATAATTAATCATATGAATAATAATGTCATATATTTACTTTCAAATACATAACCCAATGTGGTGTTTCGAATTACATAATTACATAATTACATAAGGTATTTTTGTAATTAAGAAAATTGATAAAACAATCTAAATATTATTCTATTAATATAAGAAGGATACCGAAAAGAAATGTTCTCACAAAAAGGTCAATCAAAACTATCTATTCAGAATGTATCCCCGATCATAGGTATACAGTTTAGTATAATGTCACCTGAAGAAATACGGAAATCATCGGTTGCTCATATTACTGATAGAAATACATATGATAACAACAGACCTGTTGTTGGAGGACCGTTTGATGCACGAATGGGTGTTCTTGAACCAGGAATGATCTGCCCAACTGATGGTCTTGATTATATGCAGACGCCGGGGTATTTTGGACATATCGAATTGGCGCGTCCTGTATTCTATATTCAATATTTAACAACAGTTCGAAAAATATTAAATTGCATTTGTATCAAATGTAGCAAATTGCTTATTAATAAGGAAACAAATAGCCGGTTTTTGGAAATGAAGCCTGACCAACGATGGAATAGTGTATTTCAATATTGTAGCAAAATAAATCGATGTGGTGAAGATACGCATGATGGGTGTGGATGCTTACAGCCGAAGCGAATTAAGAAACAGGATATGGCGACCCTTGTCGCTGAATGGGAAAGCACTGAAAGCGACGAAGGTGGCGAAGAAGGAACTGCCAAGAAGAATCCGACGCTTCATTTGGTGCCGGAGGTCGTATTGAAAATCTTTAGGCGTATTTCGGATGAAGATGTATCGTTTATGGGATTTAGTCCTCAATTTTCGCGCCCCGATTGGATGATTTGTCAGGTGCTGGCCGTGCCCCCTCCGGCTGTGCGCCCTTCTATCAAAATGGATGGACAACAAAGGAGCGAGGACGATATTAGTCATATTTTAGTAAATATTATTAAGATAAATAAGACGCTACACGATAAAATTAACGAGAATGCTGCGCAGAAAGTCGTCGATGGATGGCGCGACGTTTTACAATACTATGTAGCAACGCAAATCAATAACAATATTCCGGGAATTGGTCAAGTGGCGCAGCGTTCGGGGCGGCCGCTGAAATCGATTATGGATCGCCTTAATGGCAAAGGTGGGCGTGTAAGGGGTAATCTTATGGGGAAACGTGTGGACTTTTCTGCGCGTTCAGTCATTACCCCTGACCCTAATTTGTCGATTCGTGAGCTTGGCATTCCTCTAAAAATCGCGAAAAATATTACGAAACCGATTACTGTAAATAATTTGAATAAGAACTTCCTTCTGAAATTGGTGCGCAATGGACCGGACGAGTATCCTGGTGCTAAAATCTTGGAAAAGCGAAATGGGGAGAATATTTCGCTGCGTTATGCCGATCGTGAGAATATTCGGATTGAAAATGGCGATATCGTTCATCGGCATATTATGGATGGTGATGGTGTATTATTTAATCGTCAACCTACGCTTCACAGAATGAGTATGATGTGTCATATTGCGAAAGTTATGTTTCAGGGCGATACATTTAGGATGAATGTAGGTGATACGAAACCTTATAATGCGGATTTCGATAAACTCTCTGTCGAAAACAGGAGGCGTTAAAAGCGTGCTACCTCCTAGTCGGATGGGTCATATAATATATGACCTATCTGGCAAAACACCTTGATGCGGGAAACCCCTTAGAGTCCTTGACTACCACCTTATAATGGAAACATCATAAGGGAACTCGGTTAATAGCCGAACCCAATGGTAATAATGTCAAAGAATTGGGCAATCCGCAGTGTTACTCCCTAAAGTCGTTTGGTAGACTATGGGAGGCATTCAGAGACTGAACGGGTGTTGGTGAGTAATGAAGGATTAGCCATCCTGAACTTGCTTAAGATACAGTCCGCCCCCTTTGGAAACATAGGGGATTCATCGGGAGATGAAATGAATTTACATATGCCGCAAGACGAGGAATCCGAGGCAGAGTTGAAGAACTTGGCAGCCGTTCCATACCAAATTATTAGTCCGGCGAATAATCAGTCCATTATTGGTATCTTTCAGGACTCTTTGCTTGGATCGTATCAGTTTACACGCGTGGGAGTGAAATTCGATAATCGCGCGGCGATGAATTTGTTGATGGCATTACAAACGGTAAATGAATCGATGTTCAGTAATGTAGCCGATGCTCAAATTACAAATTTTGATATCTTGTCGCAAATTATGCCACCGATTACGATAAAATATAAGAAAAAATCATTTGGCGATAAGGAAGACTACAAGACTTCGAACAATGTGCTGGAGATTCGCGATGGAAAATACTTGCGCGGTCAATTGGACAAAGCCGTGTTGGGTTCTGGAACCAACGGTCTCATTCATAGAACTTGCAATGATTTCAATAATATGACATCTGCTAAATTTATCGACGATCTACAGAATATTATTACCGAGTATATGAAAGTCAGTGCGTATAGTGTGGGAATTAGCGATTTGATTGCGAATACCGAGACCAATAATAAAATCGCTCAAGTCATTACTTCTAAGAAGACCGATGTCAAGGGGCTCATCGATCAGATACATATTGGTGTATTCGAGAATAAGACGGGTAAAACAAATGACATCGAATTTGAAAATCAGGTTTCAAATATTCTTAACAAAGCTATTAATGATGCTGGTAAAATTGGAATTGAAAGTCTGAGCAAGGATAATCGGTTTGTAACGATGGTAAACGCCGGTTCTAAAGGTTCAGATATCAATATTTCACAAATGACGTCGTGCCTGGGTCAACAGGCAATTGATGGGAAACGTATTCCCTATGGTTTCGATAGCAGGACGCTGCCGCATTTTAACAAATACGATGACTCGCCAGATGCTCGTGGGTTTGTAGAGAGCTCGTTTATTAGTGGATTGCGACCGGAGGAGTTGTTCTTTCACGCTATGGCTGGTCGTATTGGTCTCATTGACACAGCGGTCAAGTCTGTTACGTGGGAGACGCCTATTGTTATAGTTGAAAATGATATTCCAAAATATGTTAAAATTGGTGAATGGATTGATGGTCATATGAAATTGAATGACAGAATTCAAAATATGACAGAAAAAAATATGGAGTATCTTGAACTAGACCATAGTGTTACCATTTCAACTATGGATTATAATGGAAATATGTCGTGGGGCAATATAACCGCGGTAACGCGCCACGACCCCGGAGATATGTTATATAAGATTACTACACACGGAGGAAGAAGTGTTATTGTAACAGAAAATAAATCATTGCTGGTTTGGAAACCAGAGTTGAACCAATTTCGCGAAGAGTATACTGAAAAAATTAATGTAGGTGATTTTGTTCCTGTTGCTAAAAATTGTCCCCAAAATAGCGTAAGCTTAAATGAGATTAGTATGGATAAATACTTGTTAAAAACTGACTATATATATGGGAGTGAAGTTAATAAGGCAGTTAATAGTATGAATATTGCTATGGATAATAGAAATAAAATTCCATCAAATTGGTGGAATGATAATAATAATAAAACATTTACACTTCCATTTGATAGTAAGGCTAAATTACAGCGCGCAACAGTGCGTTCTAATATAAACGATATTAAGATAAATTGCGTATATCCGTTTAGGGGAACTAGGCAAAAATGTAACATCCCAGATACATTTCAATTGAATTATGATAATGGTTTATTCATTGGATTATTTATAGCTGAAGGAAATATTAATAATAATTCTATATACATTACAAATTTAGATGATACAATTGTAGAGTTCGCAAAAGGCTGGTTTAATACGTTTAATATAGAATATTCAGAGACCACAAAAGTAAATAATATTGGTGGAACTACTAGAACAATACACGGAAATTCGTCAGTTATGTCAAGCTTTATTACAAAATTAGTAGGTTCTGGCTCTGAAAATAAACATATTCCCAATGAAGCATATATTTCAAATATAGAATTCGCAAAAGGTATTTTAAGTGGTTATATTTCAGGAGATGGGCATATTTCGAAAAATTCAATTGAGTCATCATCGGCATCGAAACGGTTGACCGAAGATATATCATTATTATGTTCCCGAATTGGTGTATATTCAAGAATATTTAAAACGCAAAATAAGAATAATAATATTGGAACTTTAAATATTAAGCCATCGTATAGACTATCCATTCGTTCTACTAATGGAAAAATATTTGGTGAACAAGTAACACTTCTTCATCCTGAAAAAAATAATAAAATGAAGTCAATTATTTGGAAAGATAAATTAGATAAAGTCGCTGTTCACAACGATGTAATATTGGATGAAATTATTTCAATTGAAAAAGTAGATCCGGCACTTCATCCCAAAATGTATGATTTGACTATTCCTAAAACATTGAACTTTGGTTTGGCGAATGGACTTCAAGTTCGTGATACGTCGACCACTGGATATATTCAGAGACGGTTAATCAAGGGTATGGAAGATTTGAAAGTAGGATATGATATGACGGTGAGAAATAATAAGGACCGTATTGTTCAATTCTCGTATGGCGACGATGGAATAGATACTGTAAAAGTAGAGAATCAGTCATTGCCTCTTGTTTCGATGTCATTGGAGGAAATATATGCTCATTATTACGTGTCAACTCAGGATGATAAAGACGGAATCTTGATGACAGTGTTTACGAAGACGGCAGCGTCGCGTATGAAAAAATATAGCAAGGAACAAGATACGAAGACGAAGGTCTATATTGATATGATGATAGAGAAACGCGATGAAATTATTCAGAATGTGTTTAAGATGAGGGATAATAAGAATATTCATTTACCGGTTTGTTTTACACATATTATTAATAATGTCCAGGGGATGCAGCACATTACCAAAAATTCGATGGTGGATATTACACCAATTGATGTATTTGATATGATAGAAGAGAACTACAAAATAATGGAGAATATTTATTATGCTCCACCGACAGATTTATTCAAGACAATGTATTACTTCTATTTGTCGCCGAAGGAGTTGCTAGTTGTGAAGAGGTTTAATAAAAAGGCGCTTACTGTATTATTAGAGACGATTACGCTTATGTATAAACGCGCCATTGTTGCACCTGGAGAAATGGTTGGAATGATAGCAGCGCAGAGTATTGGTGAACCTACTACGCAGCTGACTTTAAATACATTTCACTCGGCAGGTGTTGCGTCGAAGTCAAATGTTACGCGCGGTGTGCCGCGTATTGAGGAAATATTGTCACTCTCGGAAAACACGAAGAATCCGTCTTTGACTATTTATATGAAACGCGAAGAGGAGACGGATAAGGAAATTGTGCGCGATAAGATTCCAAATGTCGAGATTACGATTTTGAAAGAAATTGTTGAAAGCATTGAAATATGTTTTGACCCCGATGATATGAATACTTTAATCGAGCAAGACAAGGCTGTGATGTCGCAATATTTTGAATTCGAACAAATGGTAGATGAATGTATGGGTGTATCGCAATCAGACGGAGGAGCGATTGCAGGCGGTGCGTCAGATTCTAATGCTACTGTTAGTGCAACGAGTGGTGGTGAAAATGCTCCTCCTAGTGATAAATCAAAATGGGTTATTCGTATGACGCTTGACAAGGAATCGATGCTTGATAGGAAGATATCAATGGATGATGTTCACTTTGCTTTAAAGAATATGTATGACAAAGAGGTCACGTGTATGTATGCCGACTATAACGCCGACAACCTGGTGTTCCGCATACGGCTTAATAATGTTATCACAAATTCGAAGAAGAAGAATAATGCCTTGTCTCTTGATCAGTCAGACCAGATATATATTTTGAAAAATTTCCAAGACAATATGCTCAATAATGTTGTTTTGAGAGGTATTAAAGGTCTGTCGCGTGTATTGCTTCGGAAGATTACGGATTCGCTTGTTAAAGTAGATAGCACATATAGCAAGAAGGAGACGTGGGTTTTGGATACAACAGGGACTAATTTGTTGACCGCATTGTCGCTTGATTATATAGATGTGACTAGGACGATAAGCAATGATATTCAGGAGATTTATAATGTGCTTGGTATCGAAGCGGCGCGAGTTGCTATTTACAACGAGCTTTCGGAAGTTCTTGAGTTTGATAATACGTATATTAACTATCATCACTTGATTATGTTGGCGGATAGGATGACGGCTAGCGCGAATATGGTATCTATATTTAGGCACGGAATTAATAATGATGATATTGGACCGATTGCGAAGGCATCATTTGAAGAGACGCCGGAGATGTTCTTGAAAGCAGCGAGACACGCTGAGTTGGACGAGATGCGTGGTGTTTCTGCAAATGTGATGTGTGGTCAAGAGGGATATTTTGGAACAAGCAGTTTTAAGGTATTGCTTGATATGAATAAGATGATTAAATTCGCTGGTCAAGATGAGTATAATATTACAAATGCTGCCGATGAAATCGAGAAAGCATTTATGATGGAAAATCCAGATGATATATGCTCGATTAGCAATCTGTCAATGAATGTGACTGTTTCAAATATTAAGAAGGAGAACTTGGGCAATGTGATGGCGAACTATAATATTGGGTTTTAATTGTATACTGTGTGATGGTGTTATAGCCATACGGAATAAATATAATATGATTTTTCATATTATATTTTTCATATTATATTTTTCATATTATATTTTTCATATTATATTTTTATGATAACATAATACAAAATATACAAAATATATAATATATTATAGCATAATTAATTATTCATCGCTTATGATATCACTTGGTATAGGGGGGAGTTGGAGGTGGAGGAGGAATAGAAGAAGTTGCTAGATCCACTGACGCCGAAGGAACTTCAACTACAGTAGGCTTCGATTTTTTACTTGATAATGCCTGTGCTTTCAGTTCTGATAATGTTAGTTTTGGTGCTGATGGTTGTGTGGGTGCTACCGATATTGAAGAAACTTTGCCAAGAGTGGACTTCCTATTTCTAATTGCCGATGCTTGTGGTTTCAATTCTACCAATGTTGATTTTACGACAGATGGTTGTGTCGGTTTTGGAGATGCTAATGATACAGCTTCTGAAATCGGAGAAAGAGCAAATAGATTTGGTTTTTTCTTTTTACTAGATTGCGCCGACAATTCAGCTAATGTTGGTTTGGATTTAGACAATGATTTAAGTTTCTGCCCCATCACTTTAGCACCTAAAATACGCGGTCTAGTGGATACAACTTGTCTTATTCCTTCATCTTCATTTATTCCAGGAAGATGTGGCGAATCTTCCATAACATTTGAACTGACTAAAGAAGAATCCTCTTCATAATTTCGTTTTTGTAATATTGTAGGAGGCACAAAATTTGTAACAAAATTCATTATATTTTTCTTAAACCCGGTCGTTGAAGATGCAACGCTATTTACAACTGCTTCCCCTTCACCTGATATTATACCCGCATCATCATTAAACGCGGCATCATCTCTTGCCGTTGAGTATGTATTCGACATTTCTTGAATTATTTTTGATTGATAAGATGGTTTTAACTCAGATATAGATAATAAATAGTTATTATCTCCCTTTCTTACAAGACTGTAAGTAGGGATAGTATTTTGTTTAATCGAAGGGACAATAATAAAGTAATATTTCTGCGAATCTTGTGGTTGATGTGAATGCGCTTCTCCTGCTATTGCTCCTTGTCCGCTTGATTCTTCTTCTTCTTCTTCTTCTTTTTCTAAAACAGGCATATCTGCTTGATAGTATGTAGTTAATGTTGAATATACATATTTTGTTTCGAGTAATGGTTTCTTAGGATAATATAAAAGAATAATCGGAACTTTATAATAATTTGCTATAATCCATATATCAAGACGCGTAAGATAATAATTTTCTAAAAATGGAATAGCCTCTATGAAGTCGTCATCATTATGTGTCTTTATTTTCTTATAATATTCTTCAGAAATAGTTGTCATACCATAAAATTTCAATACTTCTACAATTTTCTCCTTTATTTCGTCGGAATTTTGCGATGTTTGGATACACATATTATAAAAATGTAAAATGATTAGCCTCAGAATGTTTACTGTCACTGTTTCTAATTTTTTGTTGCCTGTTCGAATACCTTCATTTTTCAATACAAACAGTATAACTTCAAAGGAACATAATGGCGCATTTGGATTAAATTTAAGTATATGATATTCTTTTTGCTCTGTGAAATACTTTTTAAATTCCGATGAAAGAGTTGCTATATCTGTAGTACAGGTTACTTGATCATCTACAGACGCGTCATATATGTTTTCATATAGTTCAGTTAATAATGGTTCAGCTGTGTCATATGTATTAAATTTCACATACTTATTTTCTACTTGGGGGTGTAAATTGTCAAAATATCCATCCATAAGCATAGATTGTGATAATATAATCTCGTCATTTCTTAAGTTATAATTTACATTAATAGGTGGGAATATTTTTTGCTCGAACATAAAGTTCCTTATTCTATTATATCTAATTATTTCATCTGATATTCTCGCAACATACATTATTCTATTACTTTTGTCCGGATATAATAGATTTCTATTTGGAATCACCAGCTTACATTTACCTTCCTGATCTGTTTCTTTGATACAATATTTTGTTTGTTGACAAGAATTCGTATCCTTGTTTGTAAGACAGCTTGTCGATATTTCGCTTATATTTTCCAAAGTTTCTTCATTATAATGTGTATCATCGAATAAAATATATCTTGATATTAATTTTATAATTTCTGCTTGGATAAATGCGAGTTTTATTAAATAAACTAGATCGGTTCGTCGTAAAATCGATAATACTGTTTCTTTTATTTTTATATTTTCGTATCTATTTATCAGAATACGCACTGTATTTCTAAAAACATTATAGAAATTATTTTCTAGATACATATATTTTACATATTTTTCTCTTAAAGGATCCTGTTTTAATCGTAGATTTATTTCAGTGTCAGCAATATTATAATCCCTTGTATTTAAAATAGGTATATTAAATATTCCATCTGTTCTTACACTTTCGTCTTCACCGATATATATAGATACAAATTGGTTTGTTTCAGTAACTACACCCACGATTTTTCCATCATCTATAACTTTAAATATTGGTCGCGATGGTATTTTAAGTGTGCCGTGAACATAGTTAAGAAATATAACTGTATTTTCATATGGTTGCCATAAAGAACTGTCATCAATATAATTTATTTCTGGTATGCTGTAATCAATCGGTGATGGCTCGCACATTATAATACCAGACAATGTTTCATCTTCCCCATCTTGTTGACGTATTAGTTCTATAAAAATACCAACTACTCTTCCGTCATAGTTCACAATCTGATTCAATATTTTATATCTCATTTTTAATGCACGGGTTTTTAATTCGGATAAGTTAATATTCCGTTCGAATTCATATAATTTCTGAAATCTACCAGATGCATTTATAGCGCCTCTTCTAGGAATGCTATTATTTGGTTTACATAATTTATTATATACATTCTTTATTGATTCTAATGCTTTCTTGAGAACGTGAGGTATAATAGTTTCATCGATTACTCTACCACTTTCCGTTGTTATTCTTTTTAAGGTTGTATTTTTTATGCTGAAAATACAATTAAAAACGCGCGGACGAGAACCGCGAACTTCATATATTGGCTCAAAACTTACTTTGCCTTTGATCTGTCTTTTCATTATTATTGCCGTTTTTTTATTAACGTCGAAAAAATTGTTGGAATAATGGTTCGATGGACATATAATTTCAACGTTATTTGTTATATCCCTATTTGCAATTTGTATTATTGCGAGATTTAATCCATCTTTGAATAAGTTGGGGTTAGGAGTACATATTATATCCCACATATATTCATAATCTATAAAAACAGTTTTGCTCTGAATATATTTTCTGAAATTTTCATAGGAGCATACAACCTTCTTAAAGAATACAAATTGAGCATCTTCGTCTGAGAACTTTTTAATAGATTTAAATATTTCTGAGTTTTTATATTCAAAATTTGGACTTTTTAGTGATTGTCTGAAAATCTCGTCGTCGACAACACAAGAGTTATGTCTATCTTTTCCTCTAGATGATACTGATAGAGAGCCTTTACGTGACGATGATTTTGAAGTATGTGTAGAAGACGATGAAGATGATGATGGCGATGGAACTGATGATGCTTTTTGCGATAAGGCAATGGCAGGCTTTTCCATATTTTGCGATTGTTCCGATGATAATGATGTGATCGGTGGTGGTGGTAGTGGTAGTGGCGGTGGTGGTCCTTCATCAAATGACTCATATTGCGGTGGCGGTGGTGGTGGTGGTCCTTCATCAAATGATTCATATTGCGGTGCCGGCCCTTCACTCATTGAAGAGTAGTCGGTCATTGGTGGTGGCGGTGGTGGTATTGAAGATTCTTCACCAGCACTAGCACCACTTGCGTCCGGAGCACCTTCTACTAAACCTGACATAAAATCGACATTTCCTTCTTCTTCTTCTTCTTCTTCTTCTTTTGGGCTTCCACCACCACCATGAACATATGCACCTTGACCAACATATTCCTCTTCGTCTTCCTCTTCATCTTGTTCATCTTCATCACGATTTCTACTTTCACCTTCAAATATATTCGCTTCCCCTAAACTATCTGCATCACTTATAAGATCGCTTATACTTATATTATCTTCGTCCCCTTCTTCCTCGTTTATAATTTCCTCGACATTAAACGCGTTTATAAGTGTTCCATTTTGATATGTCATAAATAAATCGATATTTATGGCGGCTAATATTTTTTCTTTCATTTGTTCGATTGTTATACTTTCTTCTCTACCAGTAATCATAAAAACATATCTAGCATATATGTCAGCAATCGCGCCCAGAAAACTTTGATTCTCACTATAGTATTTCCAAGATTTATGTGTATATTTTTTCTCTCCGAGTTGGACACCTTTTTGTAGCAGACAAGATACATTCGGTTTTATTTCTGTGCTTCTGTCGTTTACTGTGCAAATTTTGTAATCTTGAAGAAAAAATGCTTGTAATGCTGGTAATAAATATCCATAGGTTCCAGGTTCGAGTGGTGTATTTCTTTCAGGTCCTAGAATATTGAATTCTTTTTTAGACACTTTTAATGATGATAGTTCCATTGCTGATGCTGATGCTGATGCTGATGCTGATGCTGATGATTCGCTTGATAATCTGCTTTTTTCTGATTCCAATCTTTGTAAATGTGGTGGTATATTTTCGGTATCTTCGCCTATATCTTCGCCTACATCTACGTCAGTTTTTTTCAATGATTTTTTCGCAAGTTCTCTTTGACGCAATGCCTGTATAGACATGTTTACTTGAGGTTGTGATTGGGAGGGTTGCTCATGTGCTTCTTTTGCTTGTTCACCTTCTTCTACAAAATCATCCATATCTTTAACTGGTTGCTGCTTTTTGAGTAAATCAAGACTTGTTGATGGTTTACGAACTCTTCGTAGAGGAGGCGCTTGAAATGCCTTTTCTTTTCCTTCACATTCGAAATTTTTATGGTATGGGTTTTTTTCACTTATAGGCTTTATATCGGGGCATCCACATTCTTGACGCGATTTGTTTTGTTTTGCTCGAAAAAAACTGTCGGTGTCAAAACAACAAGGAATGCAATATTTACCTCCTATATTTTTTTTACTGTATCCAAACCCTGGTGACTGGTCTTTATTGAACTCGAATATATATTTTCCTTTTGGAATTACTTTGGGTTTTTTACCATCTGCATCGACATTTGGAATCATAACATCTCCTTCTTCGCGTATTATATTGTCAACCTGTTCTTGTGTTAAGCTTACATTTCTTCTCATATCCCAGTATCGAGGGCATATATACCAGAATTTTTTACTTTCGGATGAACCATATTTCATTGCTCGATCATATGATCCGCTATGGTATTCATCCAAATATTCCTTTTCCTTATCTGTTAAAATGACAGGTTGTCTCTTGTCCGTTGAAGGACAAGCTACAGAATAAAAACTACCGATTCCTTTATCATCCTTAGAATATAAAACATCATCATATGCTTCTAGTCTTGGGAGAAATGGGTTAACAGTTTGACCAGTAACATCGTGTTCAATAACACCTCTGCGTCCGCTTTCAGCTACTGCACCTGTAACAGCGCCTTTGCTTTTTTGCTTTGCGGTTATAGACGGTGTTGATACTGCTGTTGCTGCTGCTGCTGCTGATACTGCTGCCGATCCAGGCAATGATGTAATAGATATACCTGGCAATTTTGATTTCGGCTTGGGTAATGGTTTCGGTTGAGGTGTAGGTTGAGATGAATCTGATGAAGATGAAAATTTAGCTATATCTATGGAATGCCCTTCATCATCCGAACCAGCACCTCCTATAGCTACATTACCTTCGCTACTTCCGCTGCTTCCATCGCTATTCATAAACATTAAATCCTCAATATCCTCACCTTCACTTTTGCCTTCTTCGCTTTTGCCTTCTTCGCTTTTGCCTTCTTCTCCTTCGCTGTCCTGAAATTGTAAATCTTCTATAGATTGACCCGAATCACCTGACTCATCCGACTTCTTTGCTTCGCTTTCGCCTTCTTCGCTTTCGCCTTCTTCGCTTTCGCCTTCTTCGCTTTCGCCTTCTTCGCTTTCGCCTTCTTCGCCTTCGCCTTCTTCGCTTTCGCCTTCTTCGCCTTCTTCGCTTTCGCCTTCCTGAAATTGTAAATCTTCTATAGATTGACCTGAATCATCTGATTCTACTGGTTCATCCTCTTTTTCAGAAGCCTGCTCCTGTTCTGGTTCCTGTTCTGGTTCCTGTTCTGGTTCCTCTTCTTCTGCTGGTGATTCTACCTCGGCCTCTTTTACTACTGATTTTGGGCTTGGTATTTCTTCGCCCTCTTCACCTTCCCCTTCGCTTTCTTCATCAAACATATCACCAAATAAAAGATCTTCAACAGCAGCATCTCCTTTATTTGCAATTTCTTCTAATTTATCCTGATTTTCGAAATCAAATGTTATAGCACCTTCATCCGGTTCGGCAAACATTGTGTTATCTGTAAAAACTACATTATCCCCTTTGGCAACTACTTCTTTTATTTCTTTTACTTCAGGTTTTCCTTTAGAAGATGCTTGTTTTTTACATAATTCTGAAATACGCTCTATTGGAACACTTGTAGTCGGTTTAGAATCACTATAACTCAATAATCGTATTAATGAATCGCACATTATGTCAACATGATCTAAATAATATATGTTGTCTATATTGTCAACCTCGATTCGAAAATTTCCTACATTCAGAGATTTCTTCCTTATATCGTCGCTACCTTGCGTAATCGTGGTTAGAAATCCAGGATGAACATTGATTTTTATTCTTGATTTTTTGTTTATTTCTGAAAGCTGTAATCCATCTAAAAATTCCGCAACTATTCTTACAGCATCTTCGTATGAAATTTTGTAATTTTCCATCAATCCTTGGACAACATCAGCTTGATAATTCGACTTCGAAAATTGCTCCATTATGTATGCATCACGTCCCTCGATTTCATTGTAATTGGATACACGTTTATAACGCATAATTACGCGCTTATTATCTTTGTAGTTGATGACATTAAAAATACTTGATATACACGACATTTTATCGGCGATATTCAATGTAAACCCCCCTCTGAATTCAATGTTTGCCCTGTATTTTATTTCTCGTATAACAACATTTGTGGAATATAAATCCTCAAAATTATTTATATGGTAACCATTTTGACTTAGGAAAATTTCTACTTCATTAATGATTGGATTTATATTTTTGTCGATTATATTAGATACTTGTTCATCGTCTAATGCGAATTCTGATTCAAATGATACAAATATACTACCATATGCATCAAATTCGCACTTTATGTATATATTATATTCTTTTAATGTAACACCTTTATCTTTTAAATCATAACGACAAAGCACTAATATTAGTAATCTTCTCTCTGATTGTGTCTCTTTAATTATCTTATTTATTTCAGTGCTTCTAAGATAAGGTATACGCCTTCCATCAGTTGAAATTTTGTTCGCAAAAAGCCTATACATCTTCTGGTCCTTTTTACCGCGTGTTAATTTTAGTAGTGGCTTGTCTACAGTTGTATGAATCGTCTTGAATAACATATCAACAGGAACATTTATAGGAGAATCCGGTTTAATTTCTAGCTCTATATAGGATATACCCTTTTGAACATAATTTAATGTATTGTTATTGATCTGACGCGGACTTTCGCTAGGATCCACGCGTGTTTTTCTTTGATAGAATATATCGTAGAACAGATCGACATTTTTTACAAGGTCTTGATATGCTTTATCGGTTGTTAATTGTCTAGTTGATTCGAGTAGTTCTTGGCGATTCGCATCTAAATCGGTAATAGTTGTGTATTGTTTTTGTGCCAAATAGGGGTAATATATTTGAACAACGGTCTCTGATAAAATTGGTGTCGACCCTGCGCCTTGTTGTTCATTGATTGACTCTATATGCCTTAAAACATCTTCAGCAAGACATAAGAATATTGTTTCGCATATAATAGGCTCATAGTCAATAATAAGTTTTTTATTTGTAGTTGATATAGTGTATTGTTGATGCGACGCTTGCTTTAAGAAATCGAATTCATCAGAGTCGCTTATTTTTATATTGAATGGATTTGTGGTAAAAACATAATCCACACGATTAAACGCGACTCTTTGCCCCACGGGTATATCTTCGATTATGGGCAATATATTTATTTCAGAGAACGAACCTTCGTGATCGCTGCTATCGCTGCTATCGCTTTCACTGCCTTCTTCGGGAGATTCATATTTAATCTTAAAAAATAAATCATAAATATCGTCATACGTGTATAAATCTTTTAATTTATCTCTATCTGTTCTAAGCAGTAATTCGCATTCTTCTTTTAAATTTCGTCTATGAGAATTTGTTAAAAAATCTATTAGTGATTTTTTTGTTACTGTTGATGTATCATTATTCGACAATTTATTATATAATTGTAATGGCGTATACCTGATGCCCTTTTTTGAAAATAAATACATTTCATCGAATGAAAATTCCTTTTCTATTTTTATATTATTTATTATTTTTTTCTTCATTGTCTCTATTGTGTCATCTCCATAAATGCGTTCAAATGAAAATGATACTTCTATTTCATATGTTTTAATATTATGTATTTCTAATGGACTAAATAAATCTTTGAAAATAATAGAGATTTCAGTCTCTGCTTCAGCTCCCGAACCTTGGATAAACTCACTGAACTTTTGTTTTAAATCTTCTTCTGACATACCCCATCCATTTTTTGTATATGGGTTTATGTTACCGTAAAATACGACGATTTTATCGGGGATTTGATTTTCATCTATGCGTTTATTGCTTATATAGTTTAATTTGTATATATTATTTTTTAATGTATCTGTATCTCCCATCGATATTATATATATATTAGATAATATGTTTATTAGATATTATGTTATTATAATATATATCAACTTAATACAAAATTATATTGTTTCACTATACTAATTATCATACGCGATGGATAAAGAAGATGACGATAATGTTTTAAAGGTTAAGCTTATTGTAGCTGTATGTAAGGGGGGTGGAATTGGTATAAATAATAAACTTCCGTAGAAGATATCGGATGATCTTAAATATTTTTCAGCACTTACATCAGGTGATTATGGAAAATATATGAAGGATACTAAGAGATATATAAGCACTGGTAAAACGTCGGCTAAAATATGTAAAGATGATCTAAATATTAAAAAAAATGTTATTATAATGGGTAAAAATACTTGGTTATCTTTACCGAATTATCCCAAACCACTCCGTTATAGAGATAGCATTGTGTTATCGAGAACGATTCCTGAAAGTAAAGAGGTGCGCAAGAGTATACATTATTCTGATTACGACGATGGTTCTGATATAAACATACATATATCATCAATCTCCCGTGCAATACGTTTTTGCTCCTATAGATGCTGTGATCAGGAGATGGAATCAACGGATGAAGGGGGTGAGGTAGACTTTTATAGATATGAAAAATACGATGAACGCAATGAACGGGAGAATATGTTTAATTCGGGTCATAAAATATATAATGATATATGGATAATAGGTGGCTCGACGGTTTATGAAAATATTATGAATATGAATATGAATATGAATAATGATAAAACTAATGATATTGATAAAACTAATGATATTGATAAAACTAATGATATTGATAAAATTAATGATATTGATAAAAATATAATAATAGATGAATTTTATATTACATATATTGAGAAGGAATATAAGTGTGATACATTTTTTCCATTAATAGAAAATATGAATCTATATTATATCGCATCTATTGATGCAAAAGTATGTAAATGTGAAGACGACGATGGTATAAGCGATGTAAATGTTTACTACCTAGTATTTAAAAGGATAGGTAAAACCGGATTAGGGGATGATATTTTCAAAATAAAACCGTTGCCAGCGACAACTGAAAACATAGAATTACTTAAAAGATTAAAAATATGCATCTGGCGAACACCCTGAGCAGTGTCTTTCTTCCATTTCCTTTTTACATATGGGATAACCTTTTTCTGTGTATGGCGCATAAACGGATTTTAATTCTGGGTGCTTGTCAAGTATATCTGGGACACATTTCCAGGGACATTTTCTATATTTTTTACTTGAAAAATCCATACTTGCATTTTGTTTACATCTACTGTTATCAACATCAACTGAAGAGGTAGGGCTAACGCAACCTAAAAGACACTTTTTCCCAAACATACTTTTAAAAGTCGGCATATTGGATGTATCATAATTGTAATCAAATGGACTACTGTTACTGGCGTTTCCTGTATACATAATGTTATCTTGATTTATGTCACCAGTGCTTTCGGCATCAGCGCCAGCTACATAGCTTGAATTATTATCGAAACCTTCCAATACAAGGGAACTATTGTATACAGGGATAATGATATTATAAAACGCAAAAATAAAAATACATATTAAAATAATAGTTATGAATATTGTATTATTTAATATCTTCATAATTGCTATATATGTATATATTTTAATAAATTTATCTATATATAATTATCTATATATTTGTCTATATATTTGCCAATATTTGCAAACATATTCTCACAATATAATATTTATTTTTTATAAAGAGGACTTTCATCGATTAATATTCCGCAATATTGTATAGGGTTCTTAGCATAATCTACGGCGGTATAAATATGCGCTCTTACAGCATTTTCTAATAAAAATTTAAAATTGCTCCAGAATTCCTCTTTGTGACCAATCGAAACGGTCATTGTATGCGCCAACTCGTGTATTGCTACAAAAGTTAGCGTATTTTTGTCAATTAATTTCTCATCTGTCTTTGTTTTTGTTAAACAGAAAGCAATCTTTTCACCCTTGTTTTCGCTATAAGCAGTATGCTCATCTTCAGGATCATTTTCAATTATTTTTTTGGGATTAAAATTCTTTACTAATCGTTGAACATTTTCATAGGTTGGATAGTTTCTCTGCATATAGTCTACAAGTTTTTTCATATTTTGTGTAACAGTTGCTAATAAGTCTGCAGCCATTTCTTGCTTAAGACGTTGACGAACGCAATACTTATTTCCATCTACACTTGATGTTATACAGTTCAGATTTGCTAAATCAGAGTCAAAATAATATTTAACAATTACTATAATAATCAGTATAGATAGTATATATCCATATATATTTACATCCATAGTATATTATGGTAAGATAAGGTGTGTATATACTATATAAATATAAATAATAAGTTAACTTAAGTTATATATATCTAACAAATTAACTTATTATTTTAGATTTTTTATTTTGGTTTCCTTTATTATGTTTCTTTATTGCATTCCTATGTTGTGTTCCTTTATTAGGGTTATGTTTGTTTATTCTCCTAAATGTTTACTGAACTTACTTAGGGCCGCAACCGATTTCGAGGGGCATACGGAAAGGATCAGGCTCAATAGTAGTATTAGACCACGGGCTAACAATAATCTGAGGGTTAGGAGGCTCAGAGCGGAGCTGCTGGTTAGCATTTCTAAGAGTGCTACCGATAGTATCGACACCAATCAAATATCCAGAGTTAAGAAAGTTTACACCCAAGAAATCTCCATTACCTTGAGGCTTCAGACCCCAACTACTGTTATTGTCGCTTGGGAGAAGATCTGAGGGAGAATTGGTATTCTGACTGGAACAGTTAGAGGGGAGGCCGGCCAAGTTGTTATCACTTGAATTTACAGGGGCATAGTCTACATAAAATGTCCCATCGTTTGCACCGGATGGCTGTTTACCATTGCCAGATTGAGCGGAGCTGCTAGCGCCGCGTCTATTTTTAGGAGCCATATTTTCAGGGGAAAAATTCTTGTTTGAGGAATAGTTATACAACACGTAAATAAGAATAATTCCTCCTAAAAGTAAAAGAACGTGATGTGCCTTAAAAGTTTTCTGTAATTCTCGAAGCATCGTTATATAAAATAAATGATAAAATATTTTTATAATTTTAATATTAATTAACAATTAACAAATTACAAAATATAAATAACAAATAACTGCCTTAAGTAATTAAATAAAAATAAATAAAATATAAAATATTATAAATATACTTTAAATTTTATAGATATATTATTCTATTTTATTCTAATTTTATTCGAGTGTTCTTCTAGTGTTATTCTAGTTTTCGATTTAATCATCTGAATTTTCTGAATCTTCAGTGTTTTCAGATTCGGATGAATTACTAAAATCGGAATCAGAATCATCAAGCATATACGTTTTTTTTATTTTTTTTACTTCTAAATAAGCATCGAATGCCAATTTTCTTGCTGTGCGTGCCTTCTCTTTTGCTACACGATATAGTTCATAATAAATATCATTTGCTGGTTTTATTTTAATACTTTCATTGGTTTTTATATCTAAATCAGCATCTGTTAGTTCCATTATATCTGTAATTTCTGGTAGTTTATGTATATTGATCTTGTTCTGATTATGGCTTTCTTTATCTTTATCTTTCTCTAAAGTTCCTTGTTTTTTTTCATCATTAGGTGGTTGCGGTTCATTTACTATTAGTCCATTTATTCCATTTATTCCATTTATTCCATTTATTCCATTTATTCCATTTATTCCATTTATTCCATTTATTCCATTTATTCCATTTATTCCATTTATTCCATTTATTTCATTTTCACTTTTCATATATACTTCTGCGTCTGTATCGTTATATTTATCCTTGGCTTTATCTACATCTAAACTTTTTGTAGCAATTGATACTATAATCGGTGTTGCTGGAACAGGTTTCGCGTTACTTGATAATTCAGCATTTGTATCATTTAATATTGATGTTATTGTATTAATACTAGCGTTTATTGGTTCTTCTATTACGCTTACATTTTGTGACACCATTGAAGGTGTAAATATAGAAGATGATATTGTATTACTTTGTATACTTTGTATACCTGTTGGTTGGTTTCTTTTAATGACACATTCTTGAAATACAGGTTTATCAGATAAAATAAGAACTTGTCGCATTAATATTTCAAATTGAAAACTTTTGGATGTGAACTTAATACCCTGTATTTCTAATACTGTTATCAAGTCTTGCTCTTGTTTAATATCTTCTAATGTCAATTGTTTTTCATTTTCGTCAAATACAAAACAAGATGGCATTTTAAGCATATTTTTCGATGAAGCAATATTGGCACGCAATAAATAATTTTTACCTGATTTAAATGAACGAAGCGCTGATGTAAAAGCATTTTCAATATCACTTTCGTCAATATTATTTGTAAACCAAGAATTCCTTTTTGAATATATTCTTTCAATACACACCTTTTCTAAATTTTCGATAAATCCGATAAATTCCGAGTGCTCATTTGAGAACATAAGGTCTATGTATGATTTTTTACCTGATGTAACCGTTATTCCTTGTTTAGAAATACATTTAGGTGTTTGTATATATAACATACTGTTATCAACATTTAACTTTGTAAAAAATGAACCTCCGTGTAATAATTCGGGATCAGTTAGAACTATCTTGCTAAAGTCGTAGTTATCATATGTTGTACATATATTTGCTGATGAATTGTATTCCATTTAATCCATAAAGAGAAAATATAGACAAAAATAACACGCAAAAAATAACACGCAAAAAATTAACAATAATAATATTTTTATAAAATAATATATTCTACAAAAATGAAAGAGATGAAAGAAAAAATATCAGAGTATTGTTTAGAATTTATTAAGAAGGATGAAGTAAAAAATGAACTAAAAAATTTGTTTAAACCAATCGTTAGTCTGATTTTAGAAGAAATATATCCATATATTTATTTGTCACTATTACTCGTCGTGATTAGTTTCTTCTTAGTTTTAGGCATATTTTTTATGTTAGTAAAAAGTAAAAGTGTATAATTAGATATATTTTGGTATATTCATTTGGATATTTTTATTTTTTCTAATTAGATAATATAATACTAAAAATGGCAAGAAAAAGTCACAATAAAAGACATAAGGGTCGAGGGCGCGGACGCCGCGGAGGTGCTTTGGCTCCTTTACAATCCGGTGCTTATCCCGATGTTGAAATGAGTGGTTCCAACTGGAATAATTCTGGATATAAAACATTTATACAACAGGTTACTGGTGGTAGTTCAGGGGCGGCAGCTTCAGCTGCTATGAACAGATATGCGATGGAAGGTGCTGGTCAGTCAGGTAGTCAAAGCGGTGGTAGTTCTAGACGTAGACGTAAAAGTAAAATAGGGACGCGCCGTCGTCGTGGTGGTGCAGTTATACCTCCTGCTGCTCCTGCTCCTGCTGCTCCTGCTCCTGTGATGAAAGCAGGATCACCACCAGCACCAGCAGCTGCACCAGCTGCACCAGCACCAGCACCAGCACCAGCACCAGCACCAGCACCAGCACCAGCAGCAGTAGGAGGTAAAAGTGCAGGGATGAAGGGTGGTATGTTTGCCACATTTGGCGCTCTATTGAAAGAGGCACTTGTTCCTCTTGGTTTACTGGCTGCTCAGCAAGCATATGGCAAAACATATGGAAAGAAACGTCACAGTTCTGGTTCTCACACTAGAAAGCATAGACGATAATTCTATTATTATATTTTAATAGTGCTATATGTGTTATCTTTATTGATATACACGAACCAAAAACTATGAAATAAATAATGTATAAAAAGATTTAGATATTATTTATTATAATAAAATAAGCATAACATATTTTTGTATAATAATATACAAATGGCGGCACAATATCCTAGCAATATAGAAAAATCTATTCAGTCGTGGGTTGAACTAGATAATGATTTGAAGAAGATAAATGATAAGGCAAAAGATATTCGGACACGTAAAAACGATTTAGAAGATAAGATTATGGATTATGTTCAGGAAAATGATATGAATAACAACTTTATAAATATTTCCGACGGTAAGCTTAAATTCTGTGAAACGAAACAGACGTCACCTATTACATTGGGTTTTTTAGAGAAATGTTTAGGAGAGATAATCGCCAATCAACAACAAGTAAAGCAGATTCTCGAATATATTAAAAATAAACGCGAACAAAAGGTTGTCCCAGAGATAAAGAGATATTATAACTAGTTTTTCTCTTTTTTGACCTTATAATATAATAATGTTAAATAATATAAAATATATTTAACATTATTTATATACATATTATAGGTAAATAGAAATAGTATTGAATAACATATAATGGACCAAACAGGAGGAAAAGCAAGTATCTTACCACTTAGAGCAAGCGATCTTGTGTTTAATAGAAAATCTGATGGAATTATGAGTGGTGGATACAAAGTAAGCAATGCACTTCTTAACTCGACATTGAATGTTCAATACGGTGGTGGTGGAGGTAGACAGCTAACTAAGGATAGAAAAACAAGTGAATATGATATAAAAACGGCAAAACTTATGGAAGATTTAATAGTTCCATCAGGTTTATATTATTGCCACCCTATAACAAAGCATAAGGTTTTCAACCATAAGGTTTCGAAAAAAGTAAAAGCAAGTGATAGTGATGATGAATATGAAGGTGACGACAATATTATTGATGAATCTTTATATGATAAATTACTTGAACAAGTATCACCAGATTCACGCAGAAAATATGATAAGAAGACGCGAAAGGTTCGCAACACTCCTTCGAAATCCAAGGTTGGAAAAAAGGATGAAACAGCAAGCGCGGGAGATAATGCGAAAATAGATAGGAAAAATAAGAAAACCAAAAAGGTCAGATTTGCTGAATAAGTAATAATTATAACAACATATCACGATATGAAAAATATATATAATTTACACATAGATAATATATAATTTACACATAGATGATATATAAATTATATATAGTATGTAATTAATGTATCTTTATCATCCTAAAATACTCCAACTATTATGATTAAATGGTGATAACAACATCTCGGGAACGCGTTTCTTCCAGTAGTCCAGTTTCTTCTGTAATTCAATATCTTTCATACTTGTCGGATAAATCGGGGTATTCTGCATCGCATTCTGTTCTGCGCTAGTGATAATCGGTTTATATCCGTAACAATTCACACCAAATTTCACATTAGGATTATCAATACGTCCACCATTTACACCAGGGCGTCCACAGTCATCTTTGTGACCTTCTATGGTCTGTAATTTATCCCACGTTTTTTGCTGTGTAGGAAATAATGCCATTTGATCATCAGACCACCCATAGTTACACCATTCGCCACCCTTGTTATATGTTGCCTCAACCTGACTATACGTGGCTAAATCAGCACCATATGCCATACAAATTGCCTTAGCATCTTCATATGTAAATCTATTATCAGGAATATTATAAACCTCCTTTTCTATTTTTAATTCAGGGACTACATTCTCTTGTGGAGGTTCCTGAACGGTGACATCGACTTTTGGTTGATCGCTGAAAATATCTTTAATAGATGCTGTCACATTTACATTAAAAAAGTATTGAAAACCGTTTATAATCAAAAGAATAACGAAAATACTCCATAATATAATTTCAAGTGTTCGTTTTCCACCTGATTCTATTCCGGAACTTGATCCAGATGATCCACCGCCGCCGCCGCCTCCACTATTATTTCCTAAAGATGAAAATAATACATAATATAAACTCATTATAACAATAAAAGAAAGCAAAATAATAATACGGGTAGAAACAGACGAAGAATCCAGACTCTTTTTACCTGAAGTAGCTAATTCACTTATATATGTTAGCGGGTCTCCTTGTATTCCCGATAATGAATTATAACTTATACTCATTTATTCTATATTTAATATATATATATATATAATTCAATTAAATTTTTTTTTCCTATAAAAAAGACAATATGGTGTATTTCCGCTAATTATATTATCAGATATTAAAATCTCTTTTACTTGCGTATCATTAAAGTTATACCATTTTCCATTTGAATTTTTTATAGTTGCGCTATAATGCCCGCCATCAATTTGTCCGTGATGATTACAAATCGCATATAAATCATAGATAAATGTTTCCTTGGCATATCCTTCCACATATTTTGAGAAATCTACATTATTTATGGGAATATCTATAAATTGTTGATTCTTTTTCATTCGCCCTGTGGCATAAGATATAATAAATCGCTTAATATCTATAATCATAACATTAGGCAAACTCCAAAATAATAGGCGTTTATGAACATTTTGTTTCTTTTTTTCAGTTTCATTGAACCAAGCATTTTCTCCTTCTAAAGATTCTCGTTCGCAATGTTTATCAAAACAGTCGAACAATGTAACATTTTTATCTATCCTTTGGATGCGTAATTCTTCTTTTGTTGGGATTGGGAGATGTATTAGCATATATGGTTCAGGGCGTATACTTAGATAGCTTGAGTCCTCGGAATTTATCTGATATGGTTGGCCTGGTGTTTCGACAGGAATAGGCGTCAAAACAGATACGTGTATTCCGAAGAATATGTTTAAAAATTCAGAGTAGTCCTTAGTGTATTGTGTTTTCATCATTTCATAACAAGCTTTCCCCATTTCGTCCTTTTTTGTTTTAATATTTCCTTTAATATCCATAATTACTTCGCGTGTCAACGCGTTATGAAACGAGTCGAACAAGAAAAGTAGGAACTCTGGAAGATCATTTTGTGACCAACCTGTAAACAAATCACGATTTGTAATTTTCGCAATACGCTGAACAGTGTTAATAAAACGACCAGGTGAAATAACGCAATTTTGACTCCACATTAGTTTTCGTAGATCATCCCATTCGACTAACAAAACAGATTCTGGTTTATTACTTAAATGTTTTTTATAATCCGCTTCTCCCTTTGATAGAAAGTCATTTAATTCATATGTATGTGAAAGACACTGCAAACAGGCATTCGCAAAACAAGTATTGCCTAGATTGGCTAGACCGGTTATACCCTTTCCACTATATTTTTCAAATCTAGTTACATCTTCCGTTTTTTTTTGTGAATCTGTCATTATTATATTTAAGATGAATAGTGATTTTTATATGTTGCTAGTGATATACTATTGTTATTATTTAATAGTATTTAATATTTAAACATATATAATATATATAATTATATTTGTCACATATTTGTTATATCAATATAGTACAAGGTAGTAAAATGAATAATGATACAGGAAACGTAAATAATACGAATAGGATAAATCATATTGCTCACGATAATCCTGCAAGAGGATATAGTGCTCGCCATTCGACATTTGATAGTCCTTTTAATATGGATTTCGAGTATGGATACATAACAATGATGACTAATTTTACTGCATTTGTCGCAAGGGCACAAGATATGTATTCACGTATGGAAGAGGGGTTTTCTGATTTATTGGAAACACAGAGGGAAAGAAGGATACAGTCATATATGAGGAGGAGAAGGAATAATCTTAATGCGTTAGTGACGGCTGTGGATGATGAGATGGACAATAATTATAACTCTCAGGAATCACATAGTTCTTATAGAAGACGAGATCCTCGTATTTATATAAATGACGATGACGATGATAACGAGGAAAGGGCGACAGGTGATACAGATGAGAATGTAGAAGAGGGTAATGCGACAGAAACGGGAGAAAACCATAATTCTTCAAACAATACGAACAATGCGAACAATACGAACAATGCTAACAATACGAACAATACGAACAATGCGAACAATGCTAACAATGCGAACAATACGAACAATGCGAACAATACGAACAATGCGAACAATATGAACAATGCGAACAATGCGAACAATACGAACAATGCGAACAATGCGAACAATGCGAACAATGCGAGACAAAGACAAAGAGATAGACAATTAAACAGAGGTGGATTATTTGATATGGGTAATATTTTATATTCAGTAGTTCCAAGAACAGTAATTATTGATCCGAACACTAGTGGATTAAGAGTGCCAGCTCAAAATAGAGGTATCACTATTCAACAAGTCGAAGAACATACTGAAATAATTAATTATAATTCAATACCATCTAATGAAATATTAAATACTGAATGCCCTATTTCAATATCTCCTTTTAATAATGACTCTGTTGTTTTAAGACTTAAGCGATGCGGACATTGCTTTGTGCCATTTCGTATGATGGCGTGGCTTGAAACACATTCTACGTGTCCTTTATGTCGTATTTCGGTTGTAGAACCCGCGATAGCAACAGGATTAGATGCAGGGGAAAATGCTGGTGCTGAAAACGTTAGACAGACATCCACTTCAACAGATAACCCTACTAATATGACAAATATATTCAATAGCTTTCAAGATAATCTGGTAAACAGTTTAAATACTATGGCAACATCAACCGCAACAGCAACGGCAACTACCGCGACACCTATACACACAAGCAGTTCCAATAACGCCGCACAACTATTAAACCAGTTATCAAATCTATCTATTGATAATGTAAATGATGATTCAATTATGTTTTCGTTCGATATGCCACATAATTCTAATACATACGAGTCACAATTAAACGACTTAAATAATTTAAGTAGTTCATATATCATTCCTCAGTTATCTCAACTGTTTTCGAATACACTAGGAAGGACAGCGCCAAATAGAGCACAAACTAATGACAACTCTGGTAACAATAACTACAATAACTACAATAATACAAATAATACAAATAATAATAATGATAATGATAGTTATGATAACAATATGGATTTAGATTAATAAGGAATCTACCGATAAGGAATCTACCGATAAGGAATCTACCGATAATAAATATATAAAAAATTGAATTATATTAATCGATATAATTTAATAAAGCAAAAAGTGTAACAAAGGTCTCTATCCTCTATCCTCTATCCTCTATCCTCTATCCTCTATCCTCTATCCTCTATCCTCTATCTTGAATAATAATGCCCAAAAGCTCATTCTTTATGTATCCTAGAAATGATGATGATTTCGGTTTTAGTTGGGATATCGGCTTCGAATTGAAATGGGATTCGTGGTATGGATGTCTACTAAAAGGAATATTCAATGTTATCGCGTTCATAATTACAACATTATATTCAGTGACTGGATATTACATTATGTGGATTATATTACATTATTCTGCCTCGAATCTATATCCAGTGTATTGTGTTCCCTTAACTATCACTGGGTTTCTATTGTCACCTTTTATGATATCCGCACCACAATGTATTGCTATGCGATGGTTAATTACTGAAGGTTCAAATGTAATCGTAACAATGTGGGTTGTTATGGGAACATACGCGATTCAACTTATGCTCAGGAGGTAGAATACTATTTTAGTAGATAGATTATTATATTATCATATTATTAGATTATTATATTATTAGATTATCATATTATTAGATTATTAGATTATTAGATTATTATATTATCATATTATTATATTATCATATTATCGAATATATTATATATATTTTTATATATGTATTATATATCAATAATACCAAATATATATAATATATTAAATATACACAATGTGGTTTAATGAAAATGATATATTAAAACATTTCTATACTTTTTCTTCGCGCATAATAGAGTTACCTGATTTAAATGGTTATGTCCTCCCACACGCTGGCACCGAATATACAGGACAAATCATTGCACACACGATGCGTTTTAAACCTACAAAGCGTTTTTCAAAAGTATATATACTTTTTTATCCAGCTAAATCCGATGAATTGCATAAGACGGCTCACGAATATGAGGTTCCATACAAGTCATGTTTAACAGTATTTGAAAAAGTATGGAAAATAAATACGCGCAATATAGAATTTATACCATACAATATTGTAACAACGACATTGCCAAGATTAACGCGTGATGAATACCGCAATTCACTCGTAATTGTATCTGCAGATTTTTCACACTTTTTAGATTTACAAACAGCATATGAAGCAGAGAATTGTGCCGCGAATGCTATTATACATAATGCCAGCCCTCCCCCGAAATGTACCGACATTGTGGATCATAGTGATACATTTACGCGGTTATATTCTTTTTTACCTTCGACAGCGCGACCTGTGCTTCAGTGGGTAGGGCGGACGCGAAGTCCTGGTGCAAAAGGTGTTGGATATTTGTCTTTCTTGTTGCGAAGGGAACATATCGTAGATGACAACAACAGTAAACTTCCTAATGGAATGTTTGTTACATGTTATGACGCAAATATGACAGCACGTGAGTGTTTGGGGAAATGGTTTGATGTAAGTGGTTACGGCCGCGGCGGCAAAAAATGGACAAAGAAGGAAGAAGAAGAACTTATTACTGACGTTGTTCGTAAAGGGCAATCTAATAGTCGTCTTACAGGAGGCCGTGTTCACGACTTGAATGTGCCAATAAAATACTGCACAGTTACATACTTATATAGAGATCCAAATATAGCACCTCAAAATTTTATACGAGGATGGCACGGTCTTATGGGTAGTGCTTTTTACCTTCCTGAAGTATTTTTGGAACATACTTTTGATAATGGAAAATGGATCAAGACAGGGGATAAAGAATGGCTACAAGATTATAATTTTAGACTTGATGATACATTAGATAGCTTAGATCATAAAGCAGGCGTTCCTATAGGAACAAGTAGTAGTGGCGAAAAAAAAATTTATACAAGCGCCTTACGTTATATTAGACTGTAAATATATAATATAATATTATATATATTATATATTGTATACTGTATATTGTATATTGTATATATTGTATATATTGTATATATTGTATATATTGTATATATTGTATATATTGTATATATTGTATATATTGTATTGTATATTATATATTATGGATTTATGCGACGATTTTTATAATGAAAGAATAATCTGTAAAGACTTAACTGAAAAAGGAGAGTTAACACTAAAAATAGTGTATGGCTTGTATTATTTTTTGATTTTATAAAAGAATATTTTATTTATTTATTTATTTTTAGTAATAATTATATGTATATTCCATTATTTGTATTGGGTAAGATCGTTTTCGAATATTATTGGCACACAATAAAAAATAATTATGAATATTCATTAGAACCAACTAATTATACAGAGTCAGAGGTGCACAACTACTGTAATGTAATGAATTAACAAAATAATGAATTAACAAAATAATGAATTAACAAAATAATATATTAATAATTAAAAAACAATTAATATATTATATCATAGGGTGTCATTTACGTCTTCTTATTGAAGAAGCTCATTATATTCTGATTCCCTTTCGTTGAATTATCTATCTCTATCAAATATTCGTCAAATAATATTTTCTTCACCTCTTTATTCCGCAATTCCGTTATCTTCTTCTTCACTTTCTCCTCATCCTCGCCATCTATCAACTTATCCGTCCACGCTTCCATTGACCGTTTCAATGCCGGCACCTGTCTCTTATAACTCGGAATATTCTCCAACACAAGCGCAAACACCTGCTGTATCGGTTTCATAATCTGATTTGTAATATAGAAAGCATAATTCGGTTTTATTTTATTCGCTAGGATATAGTCAGGGTGTTCGATTCGTTCACCTTGTAGCGCCTTCTTATCCGGATTCTGAATATATACAAATGGTATACGGTCTCCTATACTTGGTTTATTTCCCGGATCGCGCTTGCCCATACGGTCTGCTAATACTTTATGCGCGATTTGTGCCGGGTTCTTATATCCACTTCGCAGAGACTTTGTTATGATAAGCTTATCCATCGGAACCTTTTCATCTACTAAATTTTGTAATGACGATTTGAGAAATGTAATTGCTGTCTCGACATTTTGCTCCTTCATCAAAATATCGATTACGCCTCCATAGATGTCCTTTACAATCGGCGCATTATCTCGTCGCTTCAATACAATACCCATACTTTTGCGTTTCGGTTTTTCCGGCTTGTCTTCATATAACATTCCAATATATCGCTTCTTCGAAAGGAGGCAAAATGGCATAAGCGTCTTCTCATATACCCACGCGTGCGGAGGCTTCAGGAATTTTGTAGCAAGGTGTCCGACCTCCTTCGCGAACTCGATCGTAATCTCTAGTGCATCCTTTCCACGAATCGGTGTTCCGTCTGATGTAGCTAGATTAAATGTGAAGAATACGGAATCCGTGTCACCATATATATACTCAGCTTTTGTATTTACAAATCCGAACTTTTTCGACTCTACTTTTGCGTCCCCATATACCTCCTCTACAATCCGTTTCCCATATGTAAGCAACTTCCTCCCTGTCGCCGTAGTAGATGCCGCAATATCTACATCATAAAATGTGCTCGTTTTCGCACCACATTGTCCATATAGCGAATTGGCTGTTACCTTATAACCAAGCTGCCGTTTATCTAAAATATTTGCCATAAAGGGGTCCTCGGTTGCTTCTGCCATTTTACGCGTTGCTTTACGAGCGGCCAATAGTTCCTCAAGCACAGTTGGCATAATTGCCTTGATTCCATCTTTGGGTTGAGCAAATCGGCAAATCTTTGTCCCATTTCGTGTCTTGATTGCGCGCCCTCGATGATTCGGAACCCACTTATATGTATCATACGTCACATCTACATATTCATATCCAGGCATATTATCATATATATAATTTCCAGACGGATCTTTCAC